AGGTCCCACTCTAAATTGCTCATGTTCTTAGAAATATAAACTGCCGCCTTGCGAGCCTTCTATGCTACTTCGGGACTTTTATGTTTCTTAAGACCGTCAATTTCCATGAGTGTAACCATAGGAACAATCCAATATTCATCGAGTTTAGTAACAATCTGTGGAAAATCCATTATTACGTTTGCGTCAAGAATCTTAACATCTTTTTCCATTGTCTCACTCCTTATAAAAAATGGGGAAGATTAAATCTTCCCCACTTTGATTACAGTATTTCCTTTATTTCATTCAGAACAACTTTTAACTTGTCAATCTGCTCTGGTAAAATTTCAGAAAATTTAGTGGGAGCACCAAATACCTGTTCAAGAATTTTACTTGCTTCTTCGACCTTTTCATTCTGAACCACCTTACCCCAAACTTCTCTTGCCTCTGTCATGAGTTCATCAAATGTCTGAACGACATATGGGTTAACCTCATCAGAAGGTGCTTGTCCGCCTGAGTGTTTTATTTCCTCGTCAATAGCATCATAGATAGCATTTACAATGTTATCATAGCTGAACTCTACACGAGGAACGATGTATTTAAAACGAGACTTAGCAAAGAATCTATCATCGCCACGGAAGAAGATAACTCTCTTTCTTTCGCCAGACTGTTCATCATTAATCTCACGAATGTAACCGATGATATCAACCATCTTGTTTACAATATCATAAGGTCTCTGAGGAAGTGCTGGAGCATTCTGCTGATATTCCTCTCCTTTCTCGTCTTTAAGTGTTTTCTCTGTTGAGTGTGATATAAATATTAAGCCGTAACCTGCATAGGTTAAATCTCTGAATGTAGTTGAAAATTCCTTCTTAGCCATATCATAGCCTTGTCCCCAAGGAATATCACCAAGCTTTTCAACTCCTGCCTAAGTACAAATGTACTTTACGCACAAGTCCCAAGCTGAGTCTACTGTATCGATTGCAACTGAATCAAACTTCTCACGAACCTCAGCCTTTTTAATAAGCTGAGAAACAATTGTTTTCCAGTCGTTCCATGTCTTAGCAGGCTGAACATAAACATTGTTCAAAGCATTAGTTCCCATTTCAACGTTGATACCGTGTTTTTCAACATACTTTAACACTCATTTAAGAGTCGGACTAGACTATATCTTCTTCATTTTTAACCTCAAATATATTCGTTGCAATTATATATTTTCGAGGAAGATACATTTCTGCATCTTTATAGCAAGAAGTAATCAACTTCTTTACTAAAGCCTTTTTGGCAAGAGTTACACGATAATTTTTGCCATTTTGTGTAGGCTTATTGGTAATTTCCATTCCCGATACTTTTTCGCATAATAAGAGAAAATCATTACAAATGTTTTTTGAATGAGAAGTGAAATTAACTCTATAATAGTTCTGATTAGGATAAATACTTCCATCGCCATCAATTAAACCTCTTAGAAAATCCTTTTCTAAAATTGCTGGAACTTTCGGTAAAACGTTTGTTAAATAGGTTTTATTTTTTACAACTCCGTATTTATTTAAATCTTTTACTATCTTATCGCTTCGAACTGTGCTTAGAAAACTTTCTTTATTTCCTCTTTTTGAATAGATAAGCTTTGATGTAATTCCAAGTTCTTCTCGATACTTTTCAAGCAAAGCAACATCAGAAGCCTTAAGTTCTAAGCGTAATTGAGATTGTTTGTCTTTTTCCTCTGTCACTGACCCATCTGTAAAAATTAACCCCAAAAAATATGCTTTATTAGGTGTATCAATATTTGTAAAATAATCTTCCTTTAAATTAACATTTATTTTTCTTACACGAAGTGGAATATCATTTTTAACTAATATATTTTTAATTCTTGGTTGTGTGCAATGTCGCATTTTTGCAATATTTGTCATAGACAGTCCAGATAAGTAATCTTTACAAATTTCTTGCTCTTCTTTATCATCAATCATTCGCATTCTTTTCACCTCCTGTTGTAAAAATATAAGCAACTAATGAAGTGTGGCATTTCGTATTACTACTACTTAATTAAATAGTCGTTGAACCTTCCGCTGATTAGGCGGCTTGGCTGCTGATTGCCATATCTTTTAAGACTTAGGTTTCCCAGCAATTAACCACATTATTCAATATATATTACTATATAAGGGAGCTATTAAATTAACCCTGCAATAAGAATCTTTGGGAACTATGCCGCCAGTGATGTTTTACCAACACCAGGTAATCCATAGAACATTGCATATTTACCTTTAAGGTTCTTGCTTATAACCTGTGGTTCAAGATTAAGTAAATCAATATTTGCCATTAGTCATTCCTCCTTTTAAAGTAATAGTGGTAATCTTGGTTATTAGAAACCAAGATTATCGTTGAATGACTTATTCTGTGACTTACCCTTTACGTTAGACTTTGTCTTCTGCTCCTGAACTCTACCCTGACGCTCATCAAGTGCAGCCTTGATGGCGTTGCTGTCGTAAGAAAATTCCTCTTCAAGACCTGATTGAGAACCACCAAGGATAATGAGTTCCTTACGAGAAATTGTCTTTGTTCTCTTGATTGACTCACCGAAGCCCTGCTCTTCATACCAAACCTTCTGAGTCTGATTGAAGCTGATTGCTCCATTTACGTTTACTGTGTCGCCGTCTTCCCAGTTTGACTCGATGAAGTTTACTGCGTTCTCTGAATCAGCAATAAGCTCAACAACATCAAGTCTACCCTTGTATCTTATAACACCAAACTTAACCTTAAGTCTGCCTGTCTCTTCGCCGTTCTGGTCAACCTCTCTTGTTCTACCAAGAATAACACCAGAAAGCTCAAATCTTGCGCCCTCTTCAAAGTCGCCCTTAGCAGGATTCATAAAGTTAGAACCAATCTGCCATGTAGTTCTTGCTTCACCACTATTTGGGTCAACCCAAATATTCTCTTCAATATGAGCCGCATTGATAACAACTTTAGAAGCGAGGCTCTTATCCTCGTCTGGGAGAGCAGCAAGTGAAGTAAATGTCTGAGGGAAATTAGCAATAGCAGTATAAATCTTGCTTACTGCGCTGCCGTCAGACTTCATCTTCATTGAGAAAAATTTTACAGGAATCTCGTTCTCAATCATCTTTCCGCCGACTTCCTGGTCCACCTTAATAACTGCCTTTGCCTGAACGTAGTCACGACCATCTGCGGTTGACTTCTCTTCAACATCAAGCTGGCTAAGAATACCAGAAATATTACATACGTTTGTGCTTTCACTCTTCATAATGTTTAACATATTAAAATCCTCCAAGTAAATAAATAAAAATTTTTAATTAAAGTAGATTAGGAAGGCGGCGGAGAATTAACTCCGCCTCAATCCTTTGCAAATAGGTTAATTATTCAGCAGTTGCTACTGCGTCTGGGTCGTAGTTCATACCTGCCTCTGTGAGGTAGAATACTGATACAGTCTTTGTCTTGCCCTCTTCGCCAGTAGGTCTCTCTTCCTTCTCACGAACTGCAAGCTCCTTCTTTACAAGACCTGTAATTGAGCCAACGACTGCTGCTGTAGTCTCGAAACCAAGTGCATCTGCAACTTCCTTATGTGTGAACTTTACGCCTACACCGTTACCCTTAAGAAAATCGAGCACCTTTCTGCTGTTCTCTGTCATACCTTTCTTTGCTGTTGCCATTTTACATCACTCCTTAAAATTAATTTTATCAAATAGCTTTTTGCTATTTTTACATATTATTATATCACATTTTGTAGAAGAAGTCAACTTTTTAACTTTACATTTTTTATAATTTTTTAGCTGAGTCATCCAATGTGTTATAACCGTTTGGTCTTTCATCGCCTGGGGCGAGTTTTGTATAAAGGTCAAAACAATGTGCTTGTGCCTTTTTCATTACTGCTATCTTCTTTTCAGCACTTAGCTGACAATACCAGAGAGCAACTGATATATATGAAACTTCCAAAAGTGAAAGGTCATAATCATTCTTTTCAAGCTTTATTCTTATGTTGTCATATTTGTGAATATCGTTATCAACATCTTGATAAGCCTTGATAGCTTTTTCATCCTGCAATTTCTGAGGGTCTGTTACATCCCTAAGACTGAGAAAAGTATCAATAGTTGCTTGAAGAGCGGCAATACAAGAATCTTTATTCTGTTTGACCACTTCAATTTTTTCTTCGAGAGTCATTTGTTTTCCCTCCCTTCATTTTCTATAATTATTATATCATAGATTGTGGTAAAAGTCAAGTTTTAAGCTTTTACCAAATCTACAATTTCAGCATTTTCTGGTAAAGACATTGCCTTTAAACCAGTGGATTCTCTTGACTGAACCTTTATTTCAGAGGTATTAGTTTTAAGTAATCCTTTATTTGATATAATAATTATATCGCAATCTTCCTTAAAAGTCAAGAAATTGATTATTCTATCTTCATCACGAACTTTAGAAATTTTCTTACCTTTTGTTCCTCTTGTGCAAACAGGGAACTCTTCAATGTCAGTCTTCTTGATAAGACCATTAGCACTGATAGTAGCAAGATAATTACCGTTAATGATATGTGAAGCAATTACACGGTCACCGTCAGAGAGTTTGATTGCTCTTACACCCTGAGTAACTCTACCTACCTCATTCACATCATCTGTATTAATTATAACACAGTTTCCGTTAAAAGTCAAGATTCCGATTTTTTCTTCGTTCATAAAATGAACTGATACAACTTCGTCGCCTTCCTTAAGATTTATAGCCTTTGTAGCCTTTGTCTTCTTAAGATTGTATTCTTCCGCAGAAGTCTTTTTAATCATACCATTTTTGGTGATAAAAGTAAAGTATTTAACTTTATTCTTGCGGCAAAGCGATGTGATTGTTGTTGGCTTTTCACCCTTCTCAAACTCGAAAAGTTGAGCGATATTTACTTTCGCATTTACAGGTAGCTCGTCAATAGAGAGTGTATACATTTTTCCGAAGTTAGAGAATACAAGAAGTGAACTGAAGTTATCGTCGTTAATTGTCTTAAGGATGATTTCATTATCAGCTAACTTAACCTTTGAACCCTTGCCACCGCGGCGCTGTTTCATAAGAGTTGAACTCTCTACTGTATGAATATTGCCGAGGTTAGTGTAGTAAATCAAAAGTTCTTTCTTCTCAACAGGCTCAGCCTCTTCCTCCTTCTCCTTAGAGAAGTCAAGGTCAATCAACTTAGTTCTACGTTCATCGCCATATTTCTTCATGACGGCACGCATACCATTTTCAATTTCCTTGTAAAGAAGATTATTGTCATTAAGGATGTTATCAATACTTGCTACATCAGCAAGAGCCTGAGTCTTTTCATCCTTTAAAGACTGTATTTCAAGACCGATAAGGCGACCAAGAGGCATTTTGAGAATAGCTGAAGCCTGTGGGTCATTAAAACCATAACGTTCAACAAGTCTTGCCTTAGCTTCATCCTTGTTTGGAGCAGTCTTGATTATTTCAACAACATCATCAATATTGGCAATAGCTATAAGAAGACCATCAATGATATTAACTCTTGCAAGAAGTTTATTCTTCTCATACTGGTACATATCAATCTTACAGTCAATCTCATGGTCTATGTGAGCAAGTAAAGCTTCCTTCCAAGTATAAACCTTTGGGAATCTACCACCTTCAAGCATAGTCATATTGATTGTATAGCTATTCTGTAATGATGTAAGTTTGAACAGTTGCTTAGTTATTCTGCTTGGGTTTGCGCCCTTTTCAAGAACAACCTTGATTTTAGATACACTGGTAGACAAGTCATTTACCTTAGCGATACCAAGAAGTTCGCCTTTCTCTACCAATTCCTTAATCTGATGCATTACTGTGCCGGCATATGTTCCATAAGGAATTTCTGTAAAGTATATAGCATTTTCCTTATCATCATATTCAGCAGTACTACGCAGTTTAATTGCGCCGCCGTGTCCTACTTCCATAAGTTCCTTAACTCTTGAAGCATTAAGGATAGTACCACCAGTGCAGAAGTCAGGAGCACAATAGATTTCATCGAATGGAATATCTCTATTCCAAAGCAACTTAATCATAGCTTCATTTACTTCATTGAGGTTAAACTGTGGAATTGAACTTGCAAGACCTGTTGCAATACCAGTAGAACCATTACAAATGTTATAGAAACCAAAACTTGGAACTACGGCAGGAAACTGCTCTGTATCATCATAGTTATCATGCCATTCATTTATACATTCCTTATCAATGCCGTCAAAAAGCATACAACCAAGTTCTCCAAGTCTCATTTCAGTATAACGTGGAGAAGATGCCTTACCATCAGTAGCATGACCATACTGACCATCAAAGTCTTCAAGAGTATATCTCATGCTAAAAGGCTGAGCCATTCTTACAAGTAAATCATAGCAGGCTGCATCGCCATGAACATAAAAGTGGTCCATGGCGGCAGAAACTGACTTTACTGATTTCTTGAAAGGGTGCTTGTATGTAATTTTGTCAAGATACTGAGCATACATACATTGACGAGCGGCAGGTTTAATTGCATCTCGTGCATCTACAATGGCTCTATCTTCAATTGTCATTCCCGCATAAATACGGAAACTTTCGTCAACAATATCTAAAAGATTTATTTCCATTTTTCTCACTCCTTTAATAAGATTATATCATTATTTTTCTTAAAAGTCAAATTTTAGATTGTACCAAATTTTGAAAAATCGATTCGTGAGAAAACGAAGTCTCTTCTTGGTTCTA